TTTGATTCCAATGACTACTTACATACTCAAAACCAATAGTTTCAGTTGCCGTAGGTGTTGGTGTAATATCAAACTTTAACGCATTAGAACTTGATTTTAACCTAAACCTTTGTGTAATACCTGCACTTGCTGATCCATGTCTATCAAGCTGATATTGTTGTGGTGTTAATGGCCCTGTAAACTTATCAAGGTCAGTTCTGTTAAATGCAGTATCACCAACAAACCTATCAAAGTCAGTTGGCAAAGCATAAGATTGTGTACCAGATGCAGTAGAAAACGTATGCTCTTTTAATAGTATAGGCCATGCAGTAGCCCTCATTAACTGTTTACCCTCACGTTGAGATAAAGCTAATAACTGTCTTGCAGTAGGTGAGGTATTACCAATAATGGTACTTTCTCTTTCAAACCCTGTGAAGTCAGCTACGTTCTGGCAAATTGTCAATAGGCTCATCTGGTATTCCTATATTTAATGGTTTATGTACTTTTTTAGGACTTGGCTTTTTTGCGTTCATAGTTAATTCTGCGATACGTTGTAATTCAACATACGGCTCACCAATACTTCGCAAATTGTCTATATCTGCTTTAGCTAAATCTTCTACAGATTCAATCCCAATTAATTCTAATTCTATTCGCCTTGACTCTGACATAGCAGGTAAATCTTTTAGTGGTGTACCAACTATTTTCTTAGTGCCTTTGGTTTTCTTGTAGGCTTCCCATTCCTCTGGAAACCTAGATAAATCCTGTGGTCTAACAGGTGCTTCAAATATATCTTTCATGCCCTTAACAGTAATTCTTACAAAATCTCTTAATTTACCATTAAATTCACGTTCATAAAATTGTGGTGTAACTGACATTAATAATCCCTCCAGATTAGTTATACGAGGGCAAGTTTCCCTGCCCCCATAGTTTTATTTACATTACAAAATCACAGATTATTTCTTTGTCTGAAATATCACCTGCAATCGCACACACATTGTCTGTTGCTGCTGAAGATACGTCTAATGTACCATCGGCTGAACCAGTTGGTGTTAATGGGTCTCCATCTGCACCTGCTGTCAAAGCAATCGTTAATGTGGCTGCTCCCTTGATTTGAAACCATCCATAAGTTTCTGTTGCTATATTTGCCTGGATAACTCCTGCACCTATCTCAACTGAATCACTTAAATCAGATGTGCAAACATGGTTTTTATAGCCGTCTAATGTATAATAGTAAACGACCTCACCTGCTACACCATCAACGGCTGCTGTTCCATCATCATATTTAAGATACTTATAAATTTTAGTACCATTAGAGCCTGTAACAACTCCTAATTGACCAGGTATAAATTCTGGTGTTGTACTTTGGGCTGTAACGTCAATACCCAATATTGCTGCTATTGTCATAACAACTTCCTTTCTATTTAGTTAATATTATGTGTGAATAACGCCTTGTAAGGCTCTGTTACTACAGGTTAAATTGCCTGACCAAAACATTGGTGTTACCATTGCATCTTGATTAACTGACATCTTAGCTTCACCAGGAACAAAGTTTCTGTTAGCTGCGACTTCCAATCTTAGATAATCAGTATTTAAGAAATACATCTTATTAGCAGGACACGCATCATCAAAGATAACGTCACTATTTAGATACTGAACACTTGTAAAACCAGATGTTGCCACTCTGTCAGATGTAACTCGCTGAATTGCCTGTAATGATCCTAAAAAGGATTTATAAGCATTTGTATCAGCCATAATTAAATCTGGGCTATCTGCACCACGAACTAGACTTAAATAAATAGTATTCATGTCAGCCTGTATGTTTGTTGTACTAAAAGCAGAACTTGTTGCTGTAGTCTGTGCATTTTGCCAGAATGTATAAGTAGAACTGTTAATTCCACCTACTGTACCTGTACCTGCATCAGCTACTATCAACTGTAAACCACCTACTTCCTTACCACTTGTTCCAGTACCATCTGAATAAAGTGATGTTGAAAGTGTGTTTGACATAGTTTTTTCAAGTACACCAATTCTTGACTCTAACAAATTGATAACGGCTTCTGTTCCAGAGTTTTGAATTTGCTCAAGACCAGAAATTGTTACATTTCCTGCCATTTGTTTATAGTCAAATGTAGCACTTGTTAAAACGTCAGATGGTGAAACATCTAATGTCTCATAACCACTATAGAACCCAACTGTGCCGTTTGAAGCATATTCTAGTTCTCTAACGATTTGTCTACCAGTAACAGTAGAGATGTTACCATTCTCGCTTAGTCTTCGTAGCAAAGCATTATGATTTGTTACGTTATCAGCCAAACTTTTAGATCGATTTCTAAGAGTTGTGGTGATTATTTCCGATAAATTTGGGGTTGCCATAATTTATACCCTTTCATTATTTTCTATTTGTTGAATTGATTTCATTATTGTGTCTCTTACAGACAAACCAGTTGGAAGTGCTTTTTCAGCAGGAGCAGCATTGCCCCTAACAGTTGATCTTTGTGCTTTTTTAGCTTTTGCCACAGCTTCGGTTTTAACCTTTTTCTGTGTCTTAGTTTCAGCATAGTTATCCATCAAACTCTGTCTTAATTTAGGGTCTGCATAGACAGCCATATCATAAGCTGTTGCTAAGTCTGGTGCTTGATTGCCTTGTATTAGAACTCCCATTCTATCCCTGACTTCATCAAAGTGTGGATGTTTTGGGTTGCCGTTGGCATCTTTTTCACCTGCAAATTGGTCGATCATTGACTGTGTGTTTTGCTGAACACTTTGCATTTGTGTCTGTTGTTGATTTTGAAGAAAACCTTGTAACTGGGCTACTTGCTGTTGCAATGCTTTCACTTGTGGGTCTGCGTATTCATCTTCGGTTGAGTCTATTCCGACTTCCGACATATCTACCCCATAATTTTTAGCAAGCCATTGGATCGCCTGTCTAGGGTCTTTACGCAAATAATCGTGGGCTGCAAGTAGTTGTCTAACTGCTCCAACCTCATCCATTCCTGCCCTTGAGAAATCATCCATATGTGGTTTCATTATCTCGTCAAAGGCTTCTTGTCTCTTTCGGTACTTAGCTACACTTTGAGTTTTTTTTGTGTAGTCACCTTCTAATTCTTTATGCCTGTCAAATAACAGATGTTGTGCTTCAACAGGTAACTTTTCAAAACTTTCTTTAAAATCTTTTGGCCAATGTTGTGGAGGTACAATAGCTTCTAAAGGCTTTTCTTCTGCTGTTTCTTCTACCTCTGTTTCAGCAACTTCTTCTGTCTCGTCACTCTCATTAGTAACTTCTTCTTGTTGCTCTGGCTCTGGTGGCTCTGGTAATGGCTCTGTTTCCTCTTTCTCTTGGACTTCTTGACCTGCCAACACCCTGTTTATAGTCTCACGAACTGTCTCGGATGCTGACTCATTATTAGACTCTGGACTTGTTGGTGCAGAATCTTGAGTGCTTTCTAGCTGTTCTAAATTATCTGTCATTTAAAAATATGATTTTGTTCATTCCCTACTTCAATTAAGTTATGTTTACGCAAGAACTCTTTGTGCTGTGAACGTGATTGTATCCAACCAAAATCTTTTACGTTTTGATAAGGCTCAATATCCCTCATAATATTCACAGAATGAGATTTCATTGCTTCTGATTTTTCAACAAGTTTGCCGTTAACATGAATAAAAGTCTGCTTACTCATCTCATTAACATCCTTGCTGCTTGTTGACGCATTTCTGCATCCATCTTACGAGCAGGTCTGTTAAATGACCCTAATGCCTGGACAAATTCTTCACCAAACACTTTCGTAAGTATTCCCATAAGAGGGCTATCTACAGCTTCTCTTACTATTTCTTTTTCTTGTTCTGATAACTGTGCATAGGCTTTAGTTGCCATTTCCATATCTAACTGCATTAGCTAAAATCTCCTGGATTACCAAACAGTCCTAAATTAGCTGCTGCTTGTTGTGGTTGTGTCATATTCCTAGTTTTTAAAAGATCAACTAATGTATTGTTTGCATAACCATAAGGCTGATAAAGATTACCCATACCAGAATATAAAAAATTAGGATTTTGCAAGTAATTCACAGCTAGATCGTCAGATAAAACAGGATCAAGTTCTTTTTCTGTGGGTACTGTTTCAGCACTCATTCTTCTTCTAATTATTTCTGGCTCATTATTATCATCGCCACCGATTGTTGAATCACCAAATGGATTACCTGCATTTAGCCCTGTATAAGTTGTAACATCAGGTAAAATACTAGATAAAACACCCATACCACCAAAAGCAGGGCCATAACCTGTAGCACCAATAATATTACCTTGAGCATCAAATGATGGTTTGCCACCTTGTCTAAGGTTTTCAGCAATTTTTTCTCTTAAATTAAATATATCTCCTGGCCCTACATTAATCTGTTCTTGTGTAGGATCAAAACCTCTTTCATCTATGTCAGCTTGTTGTCTTGCAAAAGTTTGAACATCTTGAGTGCTAGGCTGTAAATTTATACCTTCAATTTCGCCCCTTCTAGCTTTGTCAGCAACATCACGTTGTTGCCTTGCATAAACTGCTGCTGAAACGGCTTGTTGTTGTGGTGTATCACCTGCAAACCCACCAGAGTCACTTGGATCACTTACATTAGTGTTACCACCACCAAAGTTACCAGTTTGTTGATCGTCAAATCGTTCTTGTGCTTCTATGGATTCGTCTGAATCATTGCTGCTAGGACTATCACCCATCACAAAATCACCTTTTTAAATAAGTTATTCTTTGTTCGTCTGAATTTTATCTGTGTGCCTTTTCCATAAAGACTAATGAGATATTTTCTGCTTTCACTTAACATGGCTCTAACATTACCAAAGGGCATAATAACCTCTACAATCCATAGATTATTGCCACCGACAAAATCCTGACCAGTTATGTTGCTATTGCCTTTTTCATATTCACTTGATGCTTCATCAGTAAGCCAAGCCCAAATCATAAAACCCTGTGGGTTATTATCACCATCCCATACACGATACTGATAATTAGCTATGGCAGGTAAGATCAATCTGTAAATATCACTTACCTTGTAACTAGCATGATGCCTAGAATGACCCATAAGCCAAACCATACGGCCTAGTGCTTCACTGTTATTCATTTTAGCCAGTTACGATTTTCGCTGCATCTATTTCTAGTTTTTGTTGCTTCAGTGCAACATCAGCTTCTGTCTTTTGCCTATCAAGTTCTAGTCTTGCTATTTTAACCTGTGCATCAGCTTTAGCCTGTTCTGTCTGTGCCTGTACTTTAGCACCCTCAACTTCCACTAACTTATCAGCAGGATTTGCCTGTGGTTGTGGTGGCTCTATAGCTTCTAGGCTTTCTTCTAATTCTCTTGCACCAGGAAATGCCCTAGCAGCAAATAATAACATTTGTTTTGCCTGGTCAAACCCTAATGCACCAGAACTAACCAATGGCCCTACAGATTGTAAAAATTGAACCATAGCTGTTAAAAATTCTGTGCGTGTTTTTTGCTCCATTGCACTATCTATGGCAGCAGATTCTTCTGTATCTATCGACACTCTGTAACTTCTTAATCTATCATCTTGCATGACTGCAACGACCTCTGGAGGAATGGCAATCGCAGTCATCTTTTCTAATAAACTAGGCTCTAAATTCTCTACAAGCAATTCAGCCTTTAGTGTCATTATTTTATCTAAAAACTTCTCAATCGTTCTTTGTCTGTTGACTAATCTCATAGCCCCAAACTGACCTTTAATCCTTTGTGCAGTAGCCGTTTCACGACTAGCTGATTGACCTCTCATTATATCCGAGATACCAGTTAGTTCGTATATTGTGTCAATAACAACCTGTCTTGACTGATATAACGCTGTTATTGCCTTTATTAAATTATCTAATGGGGCTTCTTGCATAACATTAGCCAGACCACCACCTGCCTGTAACATAGCCATATTATCAACAGGAATAAATTCATTATCCTCTGCATCTGCTAATCTGATAAGTTCTGAAAAACTAGCATCGTAAACACCACGCCTTTTTAGGGCTTCAGTTAAGGCTGCAATCCTTTGTGTAATTAAATCTAATTCAAATAACTGATCTTCATAGATAAATAACTCTGGTACAGGCAAAGTAGTGTCGGTAGTGGAGACTGCATATAACGGCTCTGGCATAGGCCAAAAACCATCTAAATTGTAAGGATCGTCAAAGTCCTCTAATACCTCATCAAACGTAGTGGCAACAAATATCTGCTTACCTGATCTCTTATCCCAAATCTCATAAATCTCTGCCATATCTGGTTCTGGATTATCCTGATAATCAGACATTTCACTTGATCTATAGGTTAAAGGTATCTGCTCACCTTTCGATCCATAATAATCAACTAAGTCCTGCCTTGAAAGCAAATGCCTAAAAGCAATCCACTTTACATCATCCCAACACCTGGCAGGTGATATAGTTAAATCTGACCAGTTCACATACTCGCATCTAATTGACTGCTCACCTATTTCCTCAACAGGATCACCCTCAATAAACATACCTCTGACATCTTGCTTAACATCTTCCTGCTGAACTTCATTACCCTCTGGATCAAACAATCTTTGTGCAACCTGTACCTCACCCATTTGACCAGGAGCAACCTCGCCAATACCAGTAATAGGCTCAACTTTAATAGGAATACGTTGTGGCTCACCTGTAACAATAACAGGATCATACCTCATCCTTATAGCACCACGACCAACAATAAGCATATCCTCAATGGCACGTTTTACAGCACTATCAAAGTCATATACATCTAACTGATACTGTAATCCACGTTCCATAACTGTAGCTATGGTTTTACCGATAGGATCATTAGTCTTAAACCTACGACTGACCTTTGGTTTTGGTGTTTTAAAATATAAAGCTGACTTTAACGTATTTACATTAGAATGAAAAATATTCATTCTTGATTCACGCTCAAAACGATTGACGTTATCATCTCTATATCTTTGAACTATACCAGTAGCACGTTCACGCCAGTTTTCCTCAAAACGTCTAGCCTTTACTATCTGATCGTTCCAATAAGCAGCCCTGTCAGCTTTCTTAGTTGGTTCTCTGTCAAATCCATATTCCAATTATAATCTCCACGATCCTGGTCTTGATGCGTTATCTAAACCACTCATCATTTCCTCAATGGTTGGCTTTCGCCAAATATCTTCGTCAATCTCTGGCATTTGTCTTGTAAATGGCCTACTCATGGCTGCATAACGAATTTCGTCTGCTGCGTGATCTTCTTCTGTTGTGTTAATATCTTCCATTCGGTGCTTGTCATGGGTTAATACTGGTAATGTCCTTATAGAATCTACACAATCCTTGAAAAAGTACATCATCGGTACTCCATCATCGCCCATCAACCTTTGCCGTACCTGATCCCAACCTGCAACCCTAGAGTTGTCAGCACGCCTAAACCTAACACCACACTTACTCAATCTTTCGCCTATACTCGGCCCACCATCAAACTTCCAAATACTTGGATCACCAACAGAGAAATCTATGTTGCCATCACCTCTTTCTCTTGCCCTAATACCTGCTCCAACTTCTTCGGCAGTCATTCTCAAGCCCCTGTTAGGCCCTGCTGCTCCATACCACTCACGATACCTAATCAATGCATCATCTGGTATAGTCTCATGCCCTTGTGCCACAGCCCACCAACCAACACTAAATGGTGATGCACTGCCCCAATCAAATGACCTAAACTTTGTCCAATGATCTGGTATGTCAAATGGTCTTATAACGTGTAGATCACGTTTCCAAATATCACCAAAAAACGAGCCAACAACTAAATCCCAATCACCTTCCCTTAACGCCCTGCCTAACTCCTCTGGCAAACCACTAAATGAACTCGCATATGAGGGATCAATATATTTATTGTCAGTCATCTTGGCAGGTATATACATCGACAACCAACCCTTATCCTTTGGATTGTTAGGATCACGCATCGTATGATCGTAAAAATAAGTCTCACTAGGCGATGGATCAATGTATAACGCTTTTAAGAAATTGTGGCTTTGTCCTCCTGGATTAGCCGTCATAACTAATCGTGGTAAATAATCTTTCTGTACTGGCTGAAATGATCCCAACCTCATACGACTCTTAATATATCCTAGCTGATACGCATTAAACTGACCTGCTTCATCGATTAAGGCTATATGTATTTCTTGGCCTTGAATACGATCTGCGTCACTATCTCTTTCCATATACTGAAAGGTTATTGTGCTGCCGTTGTAAAATTCATACCTTTTTCTGGTTTCATTGTAATTACCAAGTTCCTGTGGCAATTCTTTCTTCATTGGTTGTATGTGGTTACCATCTAGTTCTGGTAATGATCTTCTAAAAACAAAAGCATTTAAACCAGGATTCTCTAAACAGAAACCTATTATATCCCAACGACCACTGTGGCTCTTACCACCACCTGCTGCCCCACCAAACAATATCTGCTTGGCTTTACACTTGTGCAATAATGCCTGTTTAGGTTGTGGATCGTAATCTAGTTTTATTAGCTTCTTGGCCATTTGGTTACCTATGGTTTACGACAACCTGTAATTTTTGTTTTTGGTTTAC